ATTTATTGAAAAAGCAAATACTACATACTCAATAGATTTTTTTGATTTTAGAATAATTACTGGAACACATTGGAGTAAAATTATTAGAGTATTAAAAAGTGAAGTTCAAAACATAAAGGAGGCTGCATGAGTTCTGAAAGAATATTAAAAGGTAATGTGAGTGCTGCATATTCTGAATTAGAAATGAAAGGTTATGCGGTGGTCAACCATGGTCATCACAGCGGAGAGTTTCAAATTTTATGTGATGGTGCTTACCCCGATAAAAAAGGTGTTGGAGATTACTGGCAAAGAGGCAACACTAGAAACAAGGAAGTTGACGACTTTGGAATTAATAAAAAAGTCAGAAACATTTTAAATAAATATGGATTGTGGTCAGAGTGGATAAACGCTGAAATCGCTGCGATCCACAAAAACTAAAGGAGGCTGCATGACTAAAGTTAAATATGGGTACAAAAATAAAGATGGATACATTTTAAATATCAATGGTTTTGAAAGACTTAATGGAGGCAAGAAATTAAGCAGATCACAAAAAGCATTGCTGGGTTTAAAAAAAGTTAAAATAACAAAGGATGCAAGTGGATATACAAAGGAGGCTGTGTAATGAACTATGTAGCCTACTACAGAGTATCAACTCAAGACCAAGGCAAAGATGGTTATGGTATCCAGGATCAAGAGAGTGTTGTTAAAAGATATGTTGGCAATAATGAATTGATTGCATCTTTTAAAGAAACTGAAAGTGGATCTAAAAGTGATAGACCGGAACTACTAAAGGCCCTGGAGTTATGCAAAAAAGAAAAAGCAACATTAGTTATAGCAAGATTAGATAGACTTGCTCGTAACTTATATTTTGTTGCTAAATTACAAAACAGTAAGATTGATTTTGTTTGTTGCGATATACCAGATGCTAACAAATTTACTATTCAATTACTTGCTGCTGTAGCTGAACAGTATTTAGATACATTAAGAAAAAATACTAAAGCTGCCCTGGCTATTGCTAAAAAGAATGGAGCACCACTAGGTAATAAAGTAAATCTTAAACAAGCTGGTGTTAAAGGTAACAAAGTTAAACAACAACAAGCAGATCAATTCGCAATTAAGATTAATGAAATTATTAAAGGTATCAGAGCTGCTGGATTAAATACATTCCAGGATATTTCTGTTGCTTTAAATAATAGAGGTATCAAAACTTATAATGATGGAGCTTGGTATCCTACAACAGTTAAAAACATCATAGAAAGAGTAGGTGCATAATGATGGATTTGCAAACAATCATATCATTAAATAAGAAAGCTGGAAAACAAGCTAGAGAGGATGATGTTGAACCAAAAATATTATCTTATGATGAAAGAAACGAGCTTGAGGAAGGCAACATTGAACCAATTAGATCTATACCTAGTCTTGGAACACACATTCCAAGTGGTTGGAAGAAGTTTAATGTTAATAAGTTAAAAGATAAATTAGATGTGCCAGATTGGTGGTATGGATCTAAAATCTTAAAAGGAGGAGGGCTGTGGTGTGATAGCTCTGGGCTTGGTGCAGCAGATGAACCAGCATTAACTGTAAGTCAATTTGTTGATGTTGTATCAAAACTTGTAAAAGAAAATCCACATCTGGGATTTGGTTTATATTCAACAGGCCAATTCCAATCTGGAGTTAGAGTATATAAAAAAGGAGGTGTGTAGTGAGTGCTTATCAAGTAGATACAGATTGTTTAGGAAGAGTATTAAAAGCAATCAGCAAAGTAGGAACACATGGCCCAAGATATAAGGAGATAGAAAAACTTAAAGATCAGTATAATAAAAATGCTGGTAAAGTTTTTGATAATCTTCTTAACTTAAATAGATACAGTTTACAGGAGAGATACCCAGATGATTTCAAAGAATTATTCTGTGATGTAGATAGATCTAAAGCTGTATGGTTGAGCAGACAGTTGGGCCATAATGATTATCAATTAGTTAAAAGTTTAAATTGTTTTTTATACCAGGCTTGTGAAGGAGATGCAGTTAAGAAATCACTTTATAAAACTTTGGTAGAAATCCAAAACAATTTCAATGGCTCTTTGGTAAATGAACATCCACAGTACCAGGAAGTGAAGTGGGGTTAACAATGATAGGAGGTGCGTAATGGATCATAATGATCTAAAGGCAAGTGAGTTTAATAAAGTAGTTGGTCAAAGAATTTTAAAGCAAAGACTTGGCCTAAAATTAACTCAATCAAAACTTGCCAAAAAACTTTTTGTAACTTTTCAACAAGTGCAAAAATACGAAAAAGGAATAAATGGTGTGAGTGGTTTTAGAATTAAACAACTTTCACTAGCATTAGATGTTCCGGTTAATTATTTTTTTGATTATCCGATAACAGTAATTGATGGAAAGCTGTGTTCTTCTAATGTTCCTATAGATAATAGACAGAATGTGTCTAAAGTGGAACCACAAGATAAACAATTAGACACCAAGAAGGAGGTCTAAATGAAAATATTGAAATTCATATTTGAAGGATTTGTTTTCCTGGCTTGTATTGCCATGATTTATTTCTTCACAATATTTTTGTGTGCACTTTCAGATAAGTGTTACTACTACTATTTTCCAGGATTAATTTAATGCCTGTAAATATAATTCATACATCATTAAAAAGATATGAGTTAGGATCTCGCACACTACCAAATTTAGTCCAAGTAGAAGGCTACAAAGGTTTCAAAACTCGCAACGAGGTTTTGGAAAAAGCTCTCAAGGAGCTTAAAGGAGAGGAGGTTGCTGATGACATAAGTAACTTACCTAAAGTCAAAGCTGGTAAATATTTAGAACCAGCTATACTTAATCTTTTCTCCCACGACTTGAAAGAGATCTGTGATCAACAAAAAGCTACATTTAAAATTAATGTTCCGGATCAAGGATACTTTTTTAAAGTCAAGGGAGGGAAGATCGGCAGTTCATTGGATGCTAAAATAAAATTTAGTAAAGCAATAAGTTTAGTGGATCATAACAATCAAACACATAAACTATCCGGAGAAGGTAACATAGAAATTAAAAATTTCTCCGGTGCTGCTATAGATCCTGTGCCCTTATATCAAAACTTCCAGCAGCAATCACAGTTGCTAACAACAGGAAGTAAATACTCCCTTTTAGTCAGATTGGTTAAGGGCTGGGATCTACAATGGTTTGTTTCTTATCCAGATAAAAAGATACAACAACTATTAATAGATGCTGCAACAGATTTTTGGTTTAGGGTTGATGGCATTATGAATGGTAAAGACTATTGGTATCCTCCAGAGAATACCAAAGAGGCATCCAGATTAATTATAGGTAATGGTAAATTAAATGCTTTTAATATGGATGGTAACAATGAGCTCCAGAAATTAGTGGATGATTATCATTCTGCTAATATTGCAATTAAAGCCTCACAAGAAATTAAAGATCTCTCATCAAAAAGAATGAAAGAAATAATGGGAGAGCATGAGGTTGTTAAATGTAATGATGTGGAAGTTAGACATACCACAATGGAGAAAGCAAAAACTAAAGTAATAAAACTTGAAGGACCTCCACTTAAATACAGGAGGTTCTCGGTAAAGCATAGTGTCCAAAGATAATGATAAAAAAAAATTTCAAATTAATGCTTACTTACTTGCCAGGCAAGAGAGTGCCAAACGCATTCGATATAGAATATTGGAAAAGTTTGGTGTCGATGTCGGTGTTGAGTTTATTGAAGAACTCATTGGGCTTATGGCCCTGGCTGCAATCGAGGGCCTTAAAGTACAGAACCAAATATTTACTTTTCACATTAACAAAATAGGAGATGATGATGACGAACCAGAAGAACCACCAGATGAAACCCAACACTAGCAATTTAATTGATGCTTTAAATAAATTTCAAGCTAGTAATACTAAAGCTGAAAGAGATGGTGTTAATCCATACTTTAAATCTAACTATGCTACACTCGATGAAGTAATTGAATGTTGTAATTATGGAGCTAAATTTGGATTAGCCTTTTCTCAACAAATAGACTTTGAAAAAGATATTGTTGAAGGCAAAGTATTTAGCACACAGTTTGTTAGAACTACTGTTTATCATACGAGTAGTGAACAAGCTATCACGAGCAGACATATCATTGCAGTTAAAGGCAATAGATTTGATGATAGCCATGCAGTAGGATCAGCTATTACTTATGCCAAAAGATATTCTTTGTTAGCAATATATGGCTTGGCTACCCAGGATGATGATGGTAATGCTAACTCTATAGTAACTGATAATAAATCTGTAATTAATAAAGCAGCTCAAGATAAAAAGGAAAAAGATACTGCTGCTATTACTTATGTTAATAATTATAGAGGTAAGATAGGAGATATTATTAATGATGAAAATAAATCTCTGGAAGAAAAAAAGGCTATGCTTAAAGATTATATTTCAGCAGAAAAAATTAAACTAGAAGGTTTAGGGAGAGAACTTCCTGGCCTTCATAAATCAACAATAGATAGAGTTCAAAAAGATCTCGATAAATTTAAGGAGGATAATAATGCCCAATCTAATGGTAACAAAGAAACAATTAAGACTGTTTGATTACATTAAATCCTATCATAGGAAAGAAAGAACACCTCCTACTGTTAGAGAAATAGCAAAACACATGGGCTGTGTTCACAGTAATGTTCATCGAATGCTCCGGTTATTAGAAAGAGATAGATTAATTAGGATACATCCAGCAAAACCAAGAGGTATTGAAATTTTAAATGGAAGTGGTAAATAATATTTACTAATATTAACAGGGAGGTAAATACTGAATTTATATAAAAGTAGATTTGATAAACAGTTTGTTAAAGATTTGATTACAGCATTCGATGGAGAGAATGATGTGGTGGTTATTACTATGCCTTCAGAAGAGCCTGGAGAAAAACCACACCAGAAATTCTATTCAGCTAATGATCCAGAACTATTAAACCTGGAGCACTCACCTCTTTTTCCTCATGGAGTTATAATAAAACCTTATGAAGAATATTGGTTAGAAAAACACCGAGAAAAATTTCAAAAAATTTTGATGAAAAATCCGGCAGAAAATTTAGATGGGAATTAAATACGATAAGACTACAGGGCTACCTTCAAATGATAACACAGATTACAATACATTATTGGATATGTGGAGAGAAGAAAAAGAAAAAAGACAAAAGGTAGAAGGAGTTAATAACAATCACCAGGAATTAAATGGTAAGTTACAAGTAAGAGTATCTGAATTAGAAGAAGATAATAAAAAACTATCCAAACAAATAGAAGATAAAGACAAATATATAAAACAATTAATAGATGTGATGTGAAAACCTGGGTAATAATATTGTTTTTACAATTTAATGGCCAGGCATTCTATCATCCTGTTATGGTTGATAAAGATACTTGCCATGATCCACACCAGAGCAGCCTACTAGAACACAGAATAGTTAAAGATGAGAAGGGTGTTAAGCTAGATCGCCATTTTTACAGGAGCTATATGGTCTTTGGACATTTTTGTGCTGGTGTTTTTAATGATAGGCTTTAAAGCTATTTTAAGGGCCATACAGAGCCCTCTTTATTATTTGGTACTTACTCCTAGGATGACCTTCTCTTCATTAATTTAAGGGCATTTCTGATTGATCTCTGGCTATCTATAGTAAAGACTTCCATCGGATATACATTCCTATCTCCATATCCTATATCTTCATCGCTTTGGTATGAGGCAAAGGTTCTTACATACTCTGCTCCATCACTTTCAAACATATCATACAAATAACAATCTGTAATAATTCGTGCACACTTCATTTTCTCAAACTCGTGGTCTGTTCCTACTGTGCTATCACCCAAGATGTCATACCAAATTAATTTTAATTTTGCATGGGCCCTGTTGTTGATGGTTATAAATCTCATTCCTTTTCCTTAACAGTATCCTTCTCTCTCTTGAGCTCTTCTATTTCCTCAACAGCTTTATCTAAATCCTCTGTTGCGTTCTCAAGTTTTTGTGTTGTTCTTTTTAAGGCACTCTCTTTTTCTTTAACACTTGATTGCAGCTCTGCCTTCTCATCTTTAAGAACTCTCACCTGGTCTTTCAATTCCTGTACTACATCTTTCCAATCTGCTTTAGCTGTCATGCTTTCCCTTGGCCACGATAGTATGGTTTCTTTCCTAATCGTCTGCGTTTATTTTTATTCATTGTACTTGTGATGGGCCTTCTCCCAATACTCGTACCTTTATGGGTTTTAGTGTATGTAACTACAGCTCCATATTTAGGTGGCTTTGCCATTTAATATAGTTTGCCATCCCAATTACCTTTATGATCCATTACCATTGGAAGTAGTTTAGGTTGTCCATCTATTATAATACCCACTCCAACAAGAAATCTTAATCTGAATGTTCGTGAATAATTAAAAGCCAGATGTGATTGCGAGGCCAGGCAGCCTACTTGCATAGACCAGATTAAACTATCTGGATTAGAAAAATATTGTATCTGAAACTTACTATGAAAGTGGCCCTGGGTTACACACTTACCATATTGCATTGCAAGTTTTAAACCATCTGCTGAAATTCCATGAGTAAAAAAACATTCTTGTCCAGAGCTCATGTTTAAATTCAAATCCTCTACCCACTTCCATCCTTTACCTACACCCAGGAACTCATTATAATTTTTTAAATAAGCTCTAGGCATTCCATGTTTCAAAGCTCTCCTATAAATTAATGATGAATGATTAGAATGAACAAGTGTCATCCGAGGAAACATCTTTTCTAATTCTCTTATGTACTCCTTGGCTTTATCCAATTCCATACCGGCTGATAAAAGATCTGGATCAGTATCATAGAATGATAAGGCATGAGCATCAAGCTCATCTCCTATATTAACTACATAATCTATTGGGTATTTTTTTTTGATTGCTCGTAAGAAATTAAAGGCATCCTTCTTGTGATAAGGTAGATGCAAATCGCTGACAACTAATATACATTTGTAACCTTTAGCCATAAAATTCATCTTTGTTCCATTGCTTTACATCAAAGCCTGGACAGTTGGGTTTCTTGGGCTCTACATCAGAATGACCAATCACTTCTATATCTGGATACATTGTTTTAATTGTTTGTATTAGACTATGAAGAGTTAGATATTGATCTTCTGTAATGTTGTTCCCTCTACCAACAAGACAAATTCCTAAACTCTTTCCATTCATTCCAAGAGCTGCACAATGAGCACCTTGCATTTTGGTATCTCTACCATTCTCTAAAATTCCATCTCTTCTGATTACATAGTGGTAGCCAATCGCATCCCAATTTCTAGGAGGATCTGTATGCCACTTATGTATTTCAGCAGCACCTATATCCATATCTGCTGGAGTATCAGCACAATGGACAACGCAATGTGTAGTAGTTTTTCTTTCAATCATATACAACCCACCATGTGTATCTTGTATAATATTATTATCGACATCACAACTCCTAGTCTATAACACCAAATCATATTGGCATCTGGGAGGGAAATATCGCTAGACAGGATCCCCCCCAAATTCTATTAATAATGATTTTTCTATTTGCCGCTTGGAGTGTTAATCCAAATATCATTAAAAAAATCTTGCCAAAATTTCTGAACTTGCTCTTGGTATTTTTTAGCTTGTTCAGGTTGATCTTTAACTAACTTGTCCACATATGCTTTCCATTCTGCATAAGTGGGAATATCTAAATCTAGTTTAAACATATTTTCTCCTTTCTTTATTAGAGGTCTAACTGTGAAACCTCGTGTATGTATTAAGTCATAACCCTATTATGTAAATATCAATGTTAAAGTTAAAAATAAAGTAATAAAAATAAACATTGCGATTAATTGTTTATCGAAAGGAAAGTTGCTCATTCTTGTTCTTCTTTTTCCTTTTAAATATTTTATTATAATTTTCTAAATAAATAGCATTCGATTTTTTATATCTATTATGACTGCCTGTCCAAGCCAATCGTTTTGTTTTACCTCTTGTCATTTTACCTGGTTCCTCACACTATCTATGAAGTTATAAACACGACCAAACTGCTTATCTATATTCATCAATTCATTTTGCATCATGCTTACTATTGTTTGTATTTCAATTAATGTGATTAATACCCATGTTGATAAACCCATAAGTATAGTTCCCAATAGTCCAATTAAAACTGTATTAGTTTTTCTTGTCATTCTTATTTAAGAAAATGGTTCCAACCCCATAACAAAGCTCCTACGAAGCCTGAACAAAATACTAACACCGATATAGTGCCTTTGGATTTATTCATAAATGCTTTTAAATCGTTTATATCTTTCCTTTGTTGTCTTATTTCATGTAGAATTAAGTCAATTTGTGGCTTTGTAGCCGCAAGACAAGTGCATTTATTTTTTTTTTTTTGAACCATTATTTACCTTTTGGTAACCCACTTGCTAACCAATCAAGAATTTTTTTAAATGGTCGACAAAGGATCTTTAAAATTAATTTAAATAGCTTTTTCATTGACAACTTTCGCATTCCCCAGTTTCATCCACCACTACTCCATTACTTTCATAAGTTAAATCATTTGCTTTACTTCTAGCACAGTTACATTGTCCACAAGTACATACATCACCATCCCAATGATGATTGTGTAAATCACCATCGCAATGACATTCACACCCACAACTTTCACACTTTTTATTATCAGCCATATTATTTTTTATTATTAATCTTTTTTAATTTATCAAAGGATCTTGCTCCTGTCATTCCAAGTAATGCAAATAAAACTGTCATCAAAGTAGAGCTGTCCAGAGTAGGTAAATTTATTGTTGTTCCATTTAAAGCACACCACCAATTAGTAATGGGTATGACCAGGAACTGAAACATAAAAGCAAAGACACATACCCAGGCAAGAGTGGGCCTCCATAATCTTTGTATCCAGGATAGTGGGCCTATTGCTTGAGCATCTGCTCTATTTATTTTAGCTTGTTCTTTATCTACATCCACTAATGCTTTTAATAATTCTTTTTCAAGATCAGCTTTCTGTTCTGTTATTTTGTTTTTATCTGGAACTAGATCAATAGCTTTATTTAATAATGGTAGTAGTTTCATTATTCCGGCAATCATATTTTTTCCCCATCTAATTTAATTGGTTGATAAGGATAACAAAAAAATTTTACTGAACCATTATTATCCACGAGCATTGGTTTTAATTGATCTACAAATAGGCGTGATTGTTTAATACAATCTACTGAATTAGTGTATGGCTCTTCATTGATAACATATTTACAAACTACTGATGTGGGATCAGAAAGATCTGTTAATAAACATAAAGTACCTATGAGTAAAAATTTCATAGGCCCTATAATAATTTATAAAAAATGTTTATATAGAAGGACACTATAAGACCATTTAGACCATTTAATAATTACAGTCCATCTGCCCATAGCAACTCTCCATGATTTTAGATTATCTATATTACGATTGTGTCTGCTTCAGCTTCAGTTAATGCTTCTCCTGCAATTAACTTTGCTTTAGCACTAGCTTTGTCAGTAGCTAGTTGTGCTTCGTCAGCTTCTTTTTGAGTTACTGCCGCATCTTCTGCTACTTCTAGTTCAGCTAATTTTGCTAAAATATCTGCTTTGGGAATAGGTGTTCCTACTCTCCATTCAATAGTGTCTATATTTTCCTCTGTCACTTTAACTCGTGCATCAGAATTAATAGCCAAAATTGCATCTCCAATACTTGCCATAATTATACTCCTATCTCCATTAAAGTTACACCACTTACGCCATGACCATCATAACCAAGAGAATGGTCTCTATCGCCAAGACTTCTGTTTTTATAGAATGAAGACGCACTATTAGATGATACTTTAAATTCATACGTAACTGCTGAAGCCAATGCAGGACTGTCTAAATAAGAACCACTATATCGTTGTATAGTATTTTGTTCATAATTGTGTGCACCTGTTAAAGCCCTGTTTCTATAAGTACCTGACGCATCTGCCAACCAAATTTCAACATCTCCATTTGCATCATCTCTACCCAAGTGCATATGAAATCCTGACTCAAAACCCCACATCAGGTGCCACAGAACCAATACTTTAGAAGTATTGAGTGTAGGTGTGATTGTGGCATCATGAAAAAGTCCATAACTACCCCAACCACCTGTATTCGTTCCTGTTGTAACAGTTGAAGACGCTTCGTCTGTGGAACTGACTACTTGAAGTAATTTTCCACCACCTGCTGATGCCGCCCATTCAGGAGCAGTAGCACCTGCGTTCATTGTAAGAACGTCTGCCGCAGAACCTTTTGCTAATTTAGTTAAAGTTGTTGCACCAGTCGCATACAGAATATCTCCATTTGTAAAGCTAGTTTGTCCTGTTCCACCAACAGAAACATCTACTGTTGTCCATTCAGGTGCTGTTGCACCAGTATTCATAGACAATATTTGTTCTGCTGTTCCTTTAGGTAATTTTGCTAATGTAGTTGAACCTGTGGCGTACAATACATCTCCTGCTGTAAAGCCGCCTGCTATACCTGTTCCACCTTTAGCAACTGTTACAGTTGGTAAACTAGCTACTGCTAGACCATCTGTAAGTGTCAATGTTTGACCTGTAGGAACAGTAATTGTACTTCCTGTACTGCCCTCTATTTGGTCAACTTTTATTGTTGATGCCATATACTTTCCTTTTTTTACCTTTCCTTCTTTTTTATCCTATTTATAAAAAATAGTACAAGTGAACATTAGAGAAACATTTTCATCCATGTTATATAATTTTGAGTACCCCTGTACCTTTAACATCCCAAGTTTTAGTATCTGCTATAGTTACAATTCCTTTGATATAATAATTATTAGTAGCTACTAAAGTTGTATCGGTATCAACATTGATATTAACAAATGCTAAATACGCATTGTCAAAATGTAAAACATTACTTTGAGTATTTGGAATAGTTACAAGACCTGTACCTATTTCTACAGCGTAAGTTGGTTTTTCACTAACTGTTCCACCTATATAAGCCATATTATTTTATCCTTATGTACTAATCGCATCAACATAAGAAACAACTGTATCTAATGATGTTGCTGTATCGCTGATTGCCATTATTTTATCTCCACTTTGTAAAACTATTTTACTTCCACCATCAATTAATTCTAATGATTGACCTACACCAATAGGTGTATTTTTAGTTAAATAAAAAGTACCAGATGGAGATGCTCTTACAATATAAACATCTACAGTAATTGCAACTGACGCAACATTAGATAATCTAATTCCTACAACTGCATCAAAACTATTTACTGCATCAAGTATATCTTCTGCAACATTACTAACATTTTCTAATTGGTTTTTAAAATTTTGTGCCATTTAATTATCTGTATATTATAAACATATCGCCATAGCAATAGCAAATCCTTTCGTACTTTCAGATGCAGGAATATCAAAACCATTTAAATCTAAATCTGCTCCTAATTGCGGAGATAAATCGTCTGCCACACTTGCTATTCCCCCAGATGATATTCCAACCCAAGTAGTCCCATTGTAATATTTTAAAAGATTGTCGCTTTCATTATAAAAAAGGTCACCCTCATCTAATGAACTAGAAGGATTAGTAGAACCAACTCTATATCTTTCTGCAAAACTTGTTACTCCATCAATATTTGTAGCAACTGTCGCAATATTATTTGTCGGAGATATTTGTCCACCAACTAAATTAACATTTGCAATCGAACCACCAACTAAATCAACATTAGTAATTGCGTTTGCTACTGTATCAATTTCTGATGTTGCCTCATTTAAATCATCTGCCGCAGTTT